CCTGCAGGTTGGCCTGCAGCTCGCCCTGGGCGACCAACAGCTGGTCGACCTTGGCCTTGGTTTCTTCGGACAGCTGTGCATGCGCGCTGATATCGGCCTTGGCCTGCTCCGCGTGCTTCTTCAGCTGGTCGTTCACCTTCTCCAAGCTGGAGTTGATGTTCTTGATATCGTCGTCGATCTGGGGCATGGAGGCTCTCCTTACAGGATGTTGGTGAGGTTCGCGGCAAGCGCCGCATTTGGTTGGATCTGCGCCGCTGGCGGCGCCACAGGCTTGGTGGGATCGCCCTCACCGTTGCCAGCGGGATCACCCGCGCTGGACTTGAATTGGCTGATAAGACGCATTGCCTCGGACTTGGGCATCCCCGATGCCCGGAGCGCTGCCTCCATACGGCGAACGGCTGATGCGTTCTTGCCGTCGTCGGTCTTGCTGATTTCGTCGGAGTCGAGAAGGGAATCGGCGAAGCCCTGCGATACAGCGGCACTGCCGCCGATGTAGGACTCGCGATCCATCAGCTTCTGCATCGCCTTGACGTCCTCACCGGTCCGGGCCGCATAGACGTCGGCCATGGCCTGGTCGAAAGGCTCCAGCTGGTCGGCGATCTCGCGCAGCTCGTGTCGGTTGCCCGCAGCGAGCAGCCAGCAGTTGTGGATCATCAGGAAACCGGCGCGCGCCACCTGGACCTGATCCCCGGCCATTGCAATGATCGAAGCGGCAGAGGCGGCGATTCCCATGACCTTCACGGTCACCTCGCCGGGGTGCTCTCTCAGCATCGAGTACATCGCCAGGCCTTCGAACATGTCGCCACCGGGCGAGTTGATCGCCACGGTCACAGGACCCTTGCCGAGGGATCTCAGGGCAGCTGACATGCGCTTGGCAGTAAAGCCGCCGCCCGTCCACCAGTCTTCGCCGATGACGTCGTAGATGCCGATCGTTCGGTCCTCTTCGTTCTCGGCAGCGGCACGGATGCTGGAGTCCCAGCGATCGAAAGCAGCCGGCGCGATATAGCTACGCACGTCCATCTGCGGCCGTCCGCTGGGGACGCCCGGGGTTGCACGGATGGTCATCTCTTATTCCTTGCTGGTGGCGTCAGGCACGCCGAGGAAGGCGCGTAGGGACGCACGGGCTGCATTGCCGTCTTCGGCTTGGCCAAGCTTGTCCAGCGGCGCCAACGCCGTCTGGACCGTCAGTACAGCTGCGTTACCGCCCATGGGCTCCCGGTCTTCCAGCTCGCGGACTTCGTCACGCGTCAGGATGCCGTTATTGACCATCGCGGCGTAGAAGGAAGCGCGGCCGGCGCTATCGGCACGGAGCAGCCCTTCCACCGCAAACTTCGGGTAGTACCTCAGCCGCTCCGCCGGGGTCAGAAGATCCTTGCTGATCGCCTGCTCGATTCGGCGAAGCCACGGCCCCAGGGTGAAGGTCAGAAAGCCAATCATCTGCTGCTCGATCCCCGTCCCCCAACTGGTGGACTTCTCGCTGTGACCGACCATGAAGGGCGGTACGCGGAACCAGCGGCAGATTTCCTCGACTGAGAAGGCGCGAGATTCGAGCAGCTGAGCATCCGATGGGTTGATGCCGATCGTCTTGATTTCTGAACCGGCCTCGAGGATGACCGGACGGCCGGCATTAACCGCTCCGCTCAGTGCCTCCAGCGTCTGGCGAGCATCGTTGCGCTGATCAGGCTTCAGCGTGCTCGGGTAGGTGATTGCCGTGGTCGGCAGCAAGCCCTTGGAGAACGTCGAACTGGCAGCCATGTCGGCACCGATCGCCGCGCCGAACACCTCCGCACCGTAGCCAATGACGGAGACGCCTTCCTTTCCATCGAGAGAAAAGCCAGGGATGCTCCAGACTCTATCGTTGGAGATCTCGCGCTGGGTGCCGTTCTCGTCGGTGTATCGCCATACCTTGACGCCGTTGCGGCGGAACGAGGCAAGCCTGTCCGGGTGCAGGAACTGCAGTCCGATCACCTTGCCGCCGATCATCAGCTTTTCGCAGCGAGCGTTCCCGCGCAGGAGCATCGCCGCCACGCTCGCCTCCCAGTGGACCGCCGCAGTGGTGTCCACATTGGGTTGGTCGTGGAGGATGAACTGCAGCGGATGATGGCTCGCTACCCGCTTCCCGCTGCTGGTCTTCTCGTACATCGAGAGTGGCAGCGTGGAGATGGTCTCCGAGATGAGACGGACGCACGACCAAACCGCTGACAATTTCAACACCGTCTGGTGGTTGACCGGAACACCAGCATTCGAACTCGACCCGAAGAATTCAGCCCAGAAGTCGCCATCCGTCAGGTGAACAGGTACGCCCAGCCATTTCAGTGCGGCCGCACGCAGTCGGCCCGGCTTGGCTGCCTTGGTCTTCATCCGATCACCGGGCTGGAAATGAAGTCGCTGGCGTCGTCCTGGACAGCGGTAGGCATGCTGATACCAATCGCCATCAGCAGTGTCGCCATGTCATCGATCTTGTCCGGCGATCGCTTCTTGTCGGGCTTCATGTTCAGGTTTCCGTCTTTCACAGCGATGAGGTTGGAGGCACACCAGTTCAGTACCTGGTCGTTCCCATGGCAGACCTTCTTTCCGATGTATGCCCGCTCCAGCTCCTGCATGGCTGGGTGGTAGTTCTTCGTGGTCTGGTTGAACTCGACCAGCGGGTGGCCATCGGCCAAGAGGCGCTGCGCAATTTCAGCGGCGTTCCAGCGGTCGTAGGCGATCGCCTGAGGACCGAATCGGTCGATGTCCTCACGGATCCTCGCCTCCACCACGCTGTAGTCGGTGACCTCCCCTTCGGTGGTCTCGATCAACTCAGCCGCCACCCAGCCCGCATACGGAACCACGCCGCGCTCCGTGCGCGCACGCACCGCGTCCGCCGGAACGAATCGACGGCCCCAGGTGTAATAGACGTCGTCCACCTTCCACACCAGGCGCCAAGACGTCATATCCAGCGTGCTCGCCAGATCGAATGCGCCCCAGCACGGCTGCCCCGCGAGCCAGTCCAGATCGACCGCGCCGCCGCACTTCTGCCACTTCGTCAGGTCCACCCAGCCAGTGGCGGAGGAAGCCGGCCGGTTGAGCCGCTTGATCTTGAATTCGGCCAGCTTCGAGGGCATCTGCCGCGCCTCGACGGCCTCCTTGCGGATCGCCTTCAGCAGGTGCGGGTTGGCGTCCATCAGCGGGTTGGCCTTGGGCCAAGCCGATTCGTCGAACTCGTCGTCGTCATCGTCGACGGCGAAGAACACGACCAGGAAGTGGTCGGCCGAGTCGCCCAGGATGCCTTGCAGCACCTGCTTGGCGAACTGTCTGATTTCCCCCCACGGCCCCGGGTTGGTGTATCCCTCGGTCGTGGTGTAGAGCCACAGCGGATTGCTGCGTGCGCCTGCCGCAGACGTCAGCACGTTCAACAGGTCCGCCGACTTGTGAGCGTGGATCTCGTCCAAGCCCACATGCGACGGGTTCAGGCCGTCCTGCGTGCTGGCCTTGGAATTGATGGGCTTGAAGGTTGCGCCCGTTTCCACCCGGCTGATCGCGTTGGCCCAGCACGCAAGCCCGAATGCCTCCTGCAGGTCGGGCGTCTTCTCCGTCATCCGCTTGGCGACGTTGAAGATGATCCGCGCCTGGCTGCCGGTCGTGGCCGCCGAGATGATCTGGGCGCCCTCTTCCTCTTCACAGCACTGGCAGTACAGCAGGATCGCCGCCGCCAACGTGGACTTGGCGTTCTTGCGGGCAACCGCGAACAGCGCCGAGGTGAAGCGCCGGCTGCCATCCAGGTTGCGGAAGCCGAACAGCTGCACCACGAAAAACACGTGGGACCGGTGCAGCTCGATCTCCGGTCGTGCCCACTTCCCTTCAACGTGGGGCAGCTTCTCGATGAAGTCGCATGGGTCGCATGCGTGCCACTCATCGAACAGGAACGGAGGCCGCTTCCGCTTGGCGCGCTTCAGGTCCGCGAGGAACCGCTTGCCGGCCAGCCGAATCCACTTGCCGAACTTCTTGCCCTTCTTGTCGGCTACCGCCTCTTCGGCATATGCCGTGGCGATGCCAACGTAATCACGCACGGGTCTTCCGCTTCGCCCCGTTATTGGCGAATGAATTTCCTGTCTTTTCGACATCGCCGGACGGCCTGACCTTGCCCTGGGCGACCGGCGTCAGCCCGAAGTCGTTCATCAGGCCGCGCAGCTGGGACACCATCGAAGCCACCGGCGCCAAGCCGGCCGAGTAGAGCTGCACGGTGTTGCCATGCAGCGCGCACAGCTGGCCGAAGGCAGAAAGCCCTGCCTCGGTCAGCAACTTGTTCGCGTGCAGGATTGGCGCCAACCGGTCCCATTCCTTGATAGCATGGGCGTTCGGCAGCCAATCAGGCGCCGAGGGGACATCCGACACGAGTGGTAGATCGACCGACGCCGCGGGTTCACGATCCGGACGGTCCGTCCCCGCCACCACTTTCAGCGATGTCGGCTTACGAGGATTACCCATGGTTCGTTCCATCAGCGCAACGGCTGAACTGATAAAAATGGTTTTTCCCAACTGACGGTGAGAAAGAACGGGTGGGCGTATGGTCAGGTGAGAATGACTCTCAAACTTTTGACCTCCCCCTCCCCGTTTTGTTAATTTTTCGTTAAATATCGTTCCATTTATGGAACACGCGTCGGCCGGACGGCGTTCCCGAATCCACCGTCTTCCCTAGCCGTTTTGGCGTCGTGGCAGCGCTTGCAGAGGGCCTGCCAGTTGCCGGTGTCCCAGAACAGCGCTTGGCAGCGTTTGTGCGGCTTGATGTGATCGACCACCGTAGAGAGCCTCACTCGGCCGGATCGCTGGCACTCCACACAAAGCGGCGCTCGTTTGAGGAACGTCTCGCGGGCCTTCTGCCATCGGGAGCCGTAGCCCCGCTGGGCGGTGGTCAACCGGACGGACTCAGCTGGTACGTGCGCAGCGGCAGCAGCCTTGTATGGCCGATGCTTCGGAGCTCGACTCGGCACTACTTACTCACCTCGACGAGGGCGGAACAGGCGGCCGGCAACAGTCATCCTGCTCACCCGATTCTTGGGCTTCCAGCTTCGCCAGAAGCACACGCACTGCGGCGAGGTGGGCGTCACGCACTTGCCAGCTCTTCGCCTTGCCGACGCGCTTGGCCGCCGCAGCCAGCTCTGTGCTCAGCTGCACTGTAAGCACGGTCAGTGGGCGATGGCCCGGAGACCAGGTCACGGTCCATTGCCTCCAGCAGCCTGATACTCAGTCACTACGGCTTGGCAGGCGCGTAGCTGGTCGTCGGCGTCGCGTCCGATTCGAACAACTCTGCCCGCAAACTCTTCTCGGCGCTGGGTTGCCGCATCACGTTCGAGGGCGCCGGCTGCGGTTTGGGACAGGAGGTCGGTGTGGCACGCGGCGAGGTCGTTGCGCAGGCGGAGAGCACCAGAGCGCAGGTCAGCCACAACAGCATCAACGACGGCCGGGGCCGCAGCGCGGTCTTCTTCATGCTTCGCTCCGATGGTGGCCATGGTGTCGGCCTGGGTGTGCTCCGTGGCGCGGGACTTGTTGACCTGCTCCACCACGGCGGCGCTTGCGCCTGCCTGCTGTCGGGCTTCTGCGCCCTCTGCGCGGTCGCCGCGCCAGGACCAGCCCGCCCAGAAGGACAAAGCCAGCGCCAGAGCAGCGAGCAAGGCATAAAGACGGATCATTACGGCATCTCCGGCGGGATCACCGCGCCGACCTGGCGCATGGCCGACTCCAGCGACATGACCCGCAGCCTCAGTCGGTGGGCCTCTTCCTGCGCCGTCATGCGCAACTTGATTTCCTCGGCCAGCTGCAGCGTTGTCGCCGCCTGGGATTCCTCCAGCGACTTCACGCGCTGCACCAAGCCGTTCAACAGGTCGACGTTGGCGTCTGTCTCGGTCCGCTCTTTGCGGCGGGAGAGCAGCGCCCCCCAAGTTTCCCTTGCCACCCAGAACGCGGCGAGACCGCCGGCCATCCACCACGGGACGGTTTCCTCGGTCATGACACGACCACGCCACCAGCTTTGCGGTAGGCCGCCAGCAGGTCTTCCAGCTTCCGCTCGTGCTGGCCGTAGCCAGCGCCCGGGAGGCTCGCCCAGATATTGCGCACGAAGCTGATTGCCTTGACCACCTGGCCGGCCTTGATCAGCTCCAGCGCCCGCCGCTCCCTGATCTGCTGGATAGCGATCAGATCTTGGCTGAGCGGTGAGAAGTCCTTCAGCCCCAGCAGCCGGCGGTACGCGTCGTAGTACCGCGACAGCAGCTGGTAGCGACCAGCCGCCGTGGACTTGATGCCCAGCCTGGGCAGCGAAACCAGCTCGCGCGGGTGGTCGGCATAACCGGTGAACAGCCTGCCTCCCACGATCACGTCATAGCCGTGATCCTTGGTCGGCTGCTTGCCGTTGTCGGTGCCCTCGGACCAGGCCAGCATGTCCAGGAACGCCACGACGTTCACGCCGCCTGCTTGTTGGGGAGTGATGCGAGCCACGGGCTTTCTCTGTCAGGGCGCCCGCCCCGCCGCCGGCTGGGCGCAAG